CGCGGTGCTCCGCCTTACTCACTGACCGCCAACGATATGATATGGCTCACCGCCAAGGATTCGACAACTGGCAACCACGCAACGCCTTCCGCGGGAAGCGTGGCTATCAGGCGAACGCGCTCCTCTGGCCTCACCCAGTAGACGAAAAAAAATACGCGGGCGGGTGGCTTCAATGCATCGCTCAACAGGAGATCGACGCGAAGCAATCGGACAACCCTCGGCGCTCGATGCGCGTGCTTGTCAACACCGTCGACGCGGAACCGTGGGATCCTACCGAAGACAGCGAGAAGCCGCCGGAGTGGCGGGAGATCTACGAAGCCCGCGAAGCTTACACCGACGCGCCGCGTGACGCGCTCTTTCTCACCGCGTTCATCGACGTGCAATTAAACCGCCTCGAATGCGGGTGGCGGGCGTGGGGGAGGAACGAGGAAAGCTGGGGGCTTGATCACGTCGTGCTCGATGGCCACGTGCGGACGGCAGACGTTTGGAAGTCTTTGCGCAAACAACTCTCCCGCAAATTCCCGCGCGAAGGCGGTGGGTATCTCACGCTTGGCATGGCGCTCGTTGACGGTGGTCACTTCGCCGAGGACGTTTACCGTTTCATGCAGGAGCTTTCTACGAACCCGATGCCGGGGGTGAGCGGGAAATGTCGGGCGAGCAAGGGCGTCGGGCAAGCCAACCATCCAATCATTGATCGCAAATGGAAGACCGTTGCTCGCAACCTCAAAGGGTATCACATCGGCACGTGGGAGGCGAAAGATCGCATCTACGAGCGACTCAAGGTGAAGGCGAAAGACGGTGAAACGCCTGAAGGCATCATGCACTTCAATCAGCGATTCGGCGAAGAATATTGCCAGCAGTTGACCGTTGAAACGGTGGCGATCAGCTACGAGCGCGGGGAGGAGGTGCGGAAATATTTGAACGCAAAGCAGGCGCGAAACGAGGCGATCGACATCGAAGTTGGGAACCTCGCCGCGTTCCGCCTGCACCCGCGCAACATGGACGCGCTCGAGGATGAGCTTGAGAATCAGCAACCAATCAACGCGGTGGCACCGGTGCAGACGGCGAGCGTTATGCGGGGTGGTGGTTGGGGGCTTTAAAATTAATTCATTGCAAAGAGGGGAGAGAATCGGCAAGATTTGACCGCTTATGACAAAGCCTATTGAACTGCGTGACTATCAAAAAACCATAGTCGCCTCCACCTTGAGCGCCTTGCAAACTCACTCGCGTGTTGTTGTGGCTTGCCCGACAGGATCAGGGAAAACCGTGATCGCCATCCACGGAATCCTTCCCAACCTGCAAGGGAAAACGGCTTGGGTGACGCACCGAAAGGAGCTTGAAAAGCAGGTGCATGAATACGGGGCAAACCTCAGAGTGTCCCTAGTGCAACGGAAAATCTCTGGCGAATACCAGAATATCATCATCGACGAGGGTCACCACGTTTGCGCGGATCAGTATCGGCAAATCCTAGAAGACCACCCTTCGGCAAAGATTATTGCTCTCACCGCAACCCCTTATCGGCTTGATGGCGTCGGGCTCGGATCATGCGGATTTACCAAAATTATCCACGGGCCAGACACCTATGACCTCACCGAAGACGGCACCCTTTGCCGGGCCCGCGTCTACATTCCGAAATCAGAGCACACGGCGGCATGGTCGCCTGATGCCGCGGCAAACCGAATTGTCAAAACCAAATTCACCAAGGGGATTGTCTTTTGCCGATCAGTGGATGAGGCGAAGGAACTTGCACAACTCCTCACCGACGCAGGGATAAAATCTGCCAGCATTGACGGGATGACAGACCCAGAAAAACGGGCAACTCTTTTCAAAAGCTTTGTGAGTGGAAAGCTAAAGATTATCTGCAACCACACCATCTTCACCGAGGGCGTGGACGTTCCCGACGTGGATTTGATTGTTCTGAATCGCCACACTTTGAGCCGGTGCCTATGGAAGCAGATGATCGGGCGAGGAACTCGAAACGCTCCCGGCAAGCAGGAATGCACGGTTCTAGATCTAGCGGGCAACGGCGTCTTCCACGGATCAATTTACGACCGCGAAATCTACGACCTCAACGGCAAGGTCGAATCTACCGAATCACGAACACTCACGGAGACAGGGGGCGAGGACGAAACAACTTATGACCACAACCAAGGAGAAGAACTAAAGGAATGGAAACCACAACCGAAACCAATCAGGCTAATCGCGAGCTTACAAAGACTGAAATTCAAATCGTTGTTGCACAGATTCAGGATCGCCTGATGCGCGTGGCGAAGGCGCAGAGGGATTATATCGAAGACATTGAACTGCACTGGCTTCAGCACCCTATCGATGAGAAGGTTGAAAGAGATGAATACCCAGAAGAGGAAAAAAAGACTCAGCTAAGGAAGAAATATGACATCCCTGAAGGTGTGCATTTATTTATGGATGGGGTTGACTCGGCTCTTTTAGACTCGGATGCGAAAGCCTGCAAACCCTACATCGTAGCGTTTGTGAACGGGAAACTAACGGGGGAAACGTTGTATCACTTGCTGTTTTTCTTTGAGGAAGTCGGCGAATGCGATTACGGGTGGATCCTTGTTGAACGCCCAATCGGATTCTATGACGCGCCGAGTGATGATGACTTTGAGGAAATAATGGCTGACATCAGGTCAATCGGAACGCGATCAAGATCGAAGGCGAAAAACCTGATGAAGCTGACAAATTTAAACTAAACTTCTCTCTCAACCCAACGCCCCATCGAAGCAATTCGATGGGGCGTTTTTGTGTGCGGGTTGCCAATCTTCCGGCGGGTGACGAAACTCAAGGCACAATGCCAGATCCACTCGTCGGAATCCCAATGCAGTTCGAAGCAGGGGACACCGTAATTTTCACCGAAGCTTTCGCCGACTACGCGCCCGGCACCTACGTTGCCACGCTCGTCCTAAACAACCGAGTCGCCGCCGCAACCACGATCACCGCCACGACTTCGGGCGTGCTCTTCCTGTTCACGCTTACGGCCACCGTGACCGCCGCTATCACCGCTGGCGCTTACACCTACGCCATCTATGCGACGAGCGGAGCGACCCGTTACACCGCAAAGCAGGGCACGATAAATGTGCTCGCCAACCTCACTGCCACCGCCGTTCCATCCTTCGCTCAGACGCAAGTTACTCGCCTTCAAACGATCCTCGCCGAGTTCAGCGCGACGACGAAGCAGAGCGTTTCGTTCAACGGGCAATCCTTCTCTCGCGGAGCGATCAAAGATTACCAAGAGCAACTCAGCTTCTGGCAAGCCACCGTGATTCGCGAAACCGCCGCCGACAACGCCGCGCGCGGATCCACCACGAGCAACCGCATCACGCTTTCGTTCGTGCCATCGAACAACCTCGACCCCACCTACTACGCCCGATGAACATTTTCACGAAGATCTTCAGCAAAAAAGGCGGGAACAAAACAGGGGAGCGAGGGTTCCGCGAACTCGCTTCGGTGGGCGGTGGAATCAATGGCGACTGGCCAGTTTCGCAGATCGGCGAAGACGCCGATATGTGGCAGAACGCGTGGGCGTTGACCTCCCGCGTTCGCGATCTTTTCCGAAGCAATCCGCTCTACCAAGCTTACCGCGAAACGCTGTGGGCCAACGTCTTCGGGAGCGAAGGCATCATGCTTCGGAGTCGCATCAAAGAGCAGGAAGATCGCATCGTGCAGAACGCCGGAGAGAAGGCGACGCTTCGCGCCTACGACGCGCGAATTGACCGCGTACGCGCTCACGCCGCCGAGCGCAGTGGCAACCCGTTCCACCCGACCAATCGCCCGTGGATCGGCACCAATGGTTCAAGCAGGGCGCAGGTAAAAGTTGGTGAGCCCGACGTGTTCGCGCGTCAACTCATCGAAAAGAAATGGGCGGAGTGGCAACGCGCTGAGTACTGCGATACGAGGGGGACGCGTAACTACAAAACGATGCGACAGCTTCGCCTAATTTCAGCGGTTCGAGACGGCGACTTTTTCATCCGCATGATTCGCGATCCGCGCGTGAACAAGTTCGGCTTCTCGCTTCAGATGATCAATGCGGAGTGGTGTGATCGCCTGATGAATGGGACGCTTGCCAATGGCAACGTCGTGCGAATGGGCATTGAATACGAGAGCTCAAGCTGGGGGCTTGGAAAGGCGGTGGCTTATTATTTCATCCGCCGTCAGCCCAACGATTGGCAGTTTACGATCGCCGGCACCTTCGGTTTCGGCGCAATCAATAACGGGCTCCACGACCGCATCCCCGCCCGCGAAATTATCCACTACGCTCGCCCAGTTGACAGCGATTCGACCCGCCCCGCCCCGTGGGTTGCCACGACGATCCCGAAGGCGCGACAGCTCGACCAATACGAGCTCGCCGAGGTGGTCGCCGCTCGTCAGCAGGCAACGAAAACAGGGTGGCTTTACTCGGACGTGCTCCCCGAAGGAGGCAACGCTGGCTTCACGGTTGATCCGCGCAACGGTTTGCCGAATCAGCAAATGGGGCCGGGTGATATCGGCGCGCTTCCTTGGGGGGTGAAGTATCAGGCGATTGATCCGACGCATCCAAACGGCAACTTCGGCGAGTTTCGAAAAGCGATGGTGCGGAGCCAATGCGCGGGGATGCCTGGAGCCAATTACTCCACGATGGCGAACGATTACGAGGCGATCAACTTCAGCGCGGGGCGCCTTCAGAAGCTCGACTCCAACGAGCTTTTCAAGCTCATCCAAACCTTCGACATCGACTATGCAGAGCGTCCAATTTTCGAGGCGTGGCTTGAAATGTCGCTGACCACCGGCGCAATCCCGCTCCCTCTCGCCAAGTTTGACAAATTCAGCGCGGCAGTCTTTCAAGGGAGACGCTGGCAAGGGGTTGATGAGGGGAAAGAAGCAACCGCCGCGGCGCTCCGCGTGGCAAACCACATGAGCAGCCTAAGCCGCGAATGTGCCGATAAAGGTGCCGACTTTGAGGAGATCGCTTTTGAGCGCGCGGAAGAACTAATGCTTCAGGAACAACTCGGCATCAACCCGCAACTCACCGTTGCTTATCCGCCCCCGCAGATGCCAGCGGAAGCGACTCACGAAGAGCCGGCAACATCCGCCGAAGACGTCGGAGAAGACGCGACAGAACTCGCTCCGCAACCCGCATCAAAATCAAGATTTTGAACCGCCGAAAGCCAAAGCCGAAGCCGATCCTTAACCGCGATCCCGCGCAACTCACCACCCGATGAAGCCAAGCAGAGAAAATTCAAAACCCTAAAAAAATGAAACCACCAACGACAACTCAATACCGCACCGGAATGGCATCCACCAACGACTCGGGGATGATAACGCTCTCTATCTGTTCCGACATTCCATACCAGCGCGAGTGCTGTGATATGGGCGACATGGGTGGAGAGATGGAATCCTATTACGAGGTGCTCGACCACACGCCCGGCGGCATGGATTACACGCGACTCAGCAACGGCGCCGCACTGCTTTTCAACCACGACCGCAATATTCAAATCGGCACGGTCAGCAATCCGAAAATCATGGATGGGCGCACCTACGTTGATGCGAAAATCTCAACCGCTCCCGACGTTGCCAGCTACGCGCAACGCATGAAAGAAGGGATCCTAAAAGATACGTCCATTGGCTACGAAATCACCGATTGCGGAACGCTAATTGGCGAGATGGATGGGTGCCCAGTCTACCGCTTCAAGTTCAGAGTCCATGAAGCATCAATGGTAACAATCCCCGCCGATACAACCGTAGGCATGGGGCGCTTCCGATCTGCACAAGGCGATGAGGACAAGCAAGTTTCCTTCATCAAGAAACTGGGGGTTGCGAATGCAATTCCACAATCTCAATCTCAAATCAATCCACCTGCAATCAAATCAATCCCTACAAAACCTAAAATGGAAATCACCATCGACCCAACCAGCGAGCGCAACTTAGCGGTCGCCGAATTCAAAAGCCGTTGCAAAAAAATCGACGACTTCACCGCTTCTTTGAAGCACCCTCAATGGCAGAAAGCCGCCGCTGAAATCGGCGCAAAGCACAAGACTGGCGAAGCCGACTTTGAAGCGTTCCGTCACGAAGCTCTTGACGCTTTCGAGGGTGTGACCCGCGTCAGTGCAGAGGACAAGGGGATTGGCATGAGCGCCCGCAACCTCGGCGACTACTCGCTCGTTCGCGCTCTTTCTGGCGCCGCTCATGGAAAGCTGACGGGCCTCGAAAAAGAAGTTTCCGACACCGTCGCGAAATTGACTGGCCGCGAGACGCAAGGCTTTTTCATCCCTCAGGACGTGATGACGCACAAGCGGGCGTTGGCAAGCAACGTCTTCACCGCCGCCGGTGCGCTCGTTGAAACTGGTTTCCAAGGGCAGTCCTTAATCGAACTCCTCCGCAATCAGATGTACACCGTTGCAATGGGTGCGCGGACGATCAGCGGGTTGAAAGGCAACCTCTCTATCCCCTCGCAGACTGGCGGGGCAACGGCGTCTTGGCTCAGCGAAAACGCTACCATCGCCGATTCGAACCAGACCGTTGGACAGGTGAGCTTGACCCCTCATCGCCTCGCCGCCGCAACCGCCTTCACCTTCCAGTTGCTCGCTCAATCCACGCCTGACGTTGAG